AAAAAACAGGAGGAAAAACAATGATTGAACTTTTGCAGGCATTGGCGTTAATAGGACTTGGTGGGGTCTTATGTTTATCAGGTGTCTTTCTCGGTGCCTTTATCGTTCATCGCGCCAAGTCAACTATTCCAGGGACTGGATTTATAACGGGTAGTGTCCCAAAGGGCGAAGTGTTCACCATGAAAGACGAGCTTGATTCTCTTAGCGAAGATGGCGCGGAAGAAGAAGTCCTCGCAAAAAATAGAATTTTTAATCATATATTCGGGGAAAACCTTAAGGAGGAAACATGAAAGTAAAATGTCCCCAATGCGGGAGGATGTCATTTGAAACTAATGAACAGTTTGACCCGAATTTACCGCCCCACGGAGGGATGGTAAAATCACTTTTGCAATATCACATTGATTGGCTATGCGCTTCGACAACTAAAGGAGCAGAAATGTGTTGCCCTGAATGCCTGGCTCCGCTGGTTGTAAATGGCGCCCTGAACGTTGTGATGCCGGCAAAAATAGCAGCCAATGATTTGCAGGTGCCTATCCCCGTCTTCATCTGCGATGTATGCGGCAAGGAATGTAAGAGTGAGTTGGGACTGAATAGCCACAAAAGGTCTCATAAAGGAGAAAGTAATGATTAAAATAGTTTACACGCAAACGGGAGGTATCATCGGAGAGAAGGTTCCATCGGAGATTGGAATATTAGCATTGAAAGATCCCCGAATTATGCAAATGATTAAAACGGAAGAAGGAGAGTTTAAAGTAAATATTGTTCCCATGCTGGGTCAGCCAAAATATTTTGAGATTGATCGGGGAACGATGAATTACGACGTCAACGATGAAAAACTAATTAATGCGTACAAAGAAAACGTGTCAGTCGTTTCTTCACTTAGAAACCCTGCGCTTGTTGATGTGAGCGGCGAGTAATTGCAGTAAGTCAAAAATGAGGAACGTCAAATGCCCTGGACAGCAGAAGAATTTAGAAAAAAGCACAACAATAAATTGTCGGATAAACAAGCAAAAAAAGCCGCTCAGATAGCCAATGCAATATTGAAAGAAACAGGAGACGAAAAAAAAGCGATAAGAATAGCGAACGCAAGAGTGGGTTTGTGAGAGGAGAGAAACATGGTTAAAAATGATTGGAGTCTATCAAATGTGCCACCAAAAAATGATCCTGATGTAGGAGAATTCGCATTTTCGCTTTTTGAAGCGGCAAAAAACGAGAAAGAACGCTTGGGAAAACATGACGATTTTAATAATAATTTCGCCTTGTATCGAGGGAATCAGGATACGCAGCAATCAGGCCGCAAAGGAGCTCCACGCAAAAAGAAAGTCCTTACTCCGATTAATCTCTATTTTGCCAATGTGGAAAGAACTGTCTCAAACATTACTGCAAGAGAACCTACCGGAGAAGTAGTTGACCTTGATGGACAAAGTGACGGTTCTGAAAATATCCTGTCTATGGTCCTAAAAAAATGGTGGAAGGACACTAATCAACAATCAAAGACACGCGCATCCTCCAGGCAGATGGAAATATACGGATTTACACCGGAAAAACCCTATTGGGACAAAGGAAGATTTCGCCCCGATATTGCAGTGACAGACCCGTATAGTATTTTCCCATGTCCCGGAAATTGGGATAATATAGCAGAGGAAGCTCCGTATATCTGTTATGCGTACGTTGATTTCGTTTCCAGTATAGAGAGTATTTTTAAAGTAAAGGATATTGCTAAAGATGATGCTTATGATTTAATGGGCACAGTCCGGGAAACATACAAGACACAAGGTTACGGAATAGAGAAGAGTATTGGAAATTATACTGATGCTATGACCGTAACTAGAGAGGTTGCCGGACAAGACACAAAAATCCTTGAACGTTGTCTGGTAATTGAGGTTTGGTTAAGAGATGACCGCGAAACAGAAGAAAAAACAGAAGAACCCTTTATAGACGAAAACGGGGCTCCTCAAGTTAGAATAACAACAATAAAGAAAAAAGTGTATCGCGACGGAATACGAAAAATAACGATTTCCAAAAGCAAAGACCCGGCTATTAAGAGCGGAATAATTATCCTTGACGATAATGCAAACCCAAATCTTAATCCAGAGCTGGCAGATGAACTTGCTTCAACAACATACCCTTGGGGGAGATTGCCCTGCTATGTTGCAAATTCCTACAAAGATGGTGTTACAATTTATGGATTTGCAGCGGCTGAACAGGTCGGAGATCTGATAGTTAAAATCAATCTCATTTTCTCTAAACTTATCAATTATGTAATCAACGTTATGGCTCCACCGTTAATTGTGCAGCAACATTGTGGAATAACTAAAGAAATGATAGAAAATTCTATCAGTAAACCCGGCAGGATGGTTTTGATGCCGACCATTCCGAATGCCCGGATTGAGTTTATGCAAATACCCAATTTGCCGGAAACATTTTTTCGCGTCCTAGAATTGCTTATACGAAATTTTGATCGTATTTACGCTATAGAGGACGCCGACAGGGGGCAAGCACCAAATGGAGTTATCGCTTATGCGGCGATTCAGGCGCTTCAAGAACGTAATCAGGTCTTAATGCTGACCAAGACTTCTTCTGTTGATTTTCTAGCAGAAGAGAGATCCAAGTGGGCAATAGGATTGTATCAAAATTTTGGGACACGTCCTGATTCTGTTAATGTGGCGGACGAACAGTTGCCATTTGCAGGTGTAGAGTTCGCCGGGAGAAAGTTTGGTTATGTGGTTGAGTCAGGTTCATCAACGCCAAGAACAAAACTTCAATGGCAAGATTTAGCGCTAAAGTTAAAAGAAATGGGCGTCATTGACCAACAAGCAACACTTGAATCCATCGGATTTCCCGGATGGAAAGAGATTTTAGAAAGAAATGCTGAATCTCAAACAGAACAGGCGCTTCAGGTTTTAGTCAATGCTGGTTTGCCGGAAGAGACGGCTATTCAGCTAAGAGATTTTGTCATGCAATCATCGTTGCAAACGCAGGGAAACGATCAAAAATAAAACAAAAACATAAGGAGGAGGAGAAGCAACATGGAATCTTTAAGAAGACAGTACGGAATTACATTAGAAGAAGAGGACAAGTTGGCTGCGCGAGTAGAAGCAATGTTTAAAGGTTTGTTTGAGTTACGATTTAAAGAAAATACATTTAAACTTGTTGAGGATTTTTTAAATAGAAGAAATTTTATCGAAGGAGACGAGCTTGTCTTTTCGTATGTTCAAAAAATTACGTATACAGCATTGATTGGATTATTGGGAGAAATTCGTAATGGAAAAGAAGCGGAAAAGAAAAAACTAAAAAAGTCTAAAGGAGTGTGTGAATGCCTATCTACGAATATAGTTGTCCGAGATGTAAAAAAATAACCGAAAAGTTCCATCGGATAGACAATATCCCTAAAAAAGTAAGGTGTAAGGGGAAAGGGTGTGGACGCATGGCCAGACGGATAATTCCCCAAAGCGGTGCGATACTGTGTGACTCTATTAATGATGTGAAATGGTTAAAATCATCATTGGATACGCTGCCGAATAATGCACAACATATTGAGTCGCGGACAGAGCATAGAAGGTATCTCAAAGAAAATAACCTCTCGTGTGGGGGATAATATGGGGACGGAACTAATAAATAAAGATTATTATAATCAAATGGGTGATCGGGTGTTGGCGGAGGTATTATCCACCAACAAGGGATATGCTAAAGCTTTTTCCCCTGAAAACACAAAAGTTATAATTGCACCGGAAGAACGAAAAAGGAAAGGTTACGGAGAATTTTGGCCGGTAGATGAACCCGGAACACCAGACCTTCCGCACCCGATGCCGGGTAAACACGTTATAGAAATATATGATCCAACTATAATGAGTAACCAGCAAAGGCTTTCAAGACATATCGAAGGAGAGCTTTATCATGGAATGAAAAACGACCAGACGTTTAATAAAATGAGAGAAGATTTTAAAGCTAATTATGCACCTGAAGAAATAAATAGAATGAAACAAGGCCGGTCGTGGTGGAGTGATGCAAACGGCAAAGGTGCGTCTGATGCCGCTATCCATGACGCTTATATAAGAGGAGTCAATGATCCCTCTTATCTGGAAGGTATTAAGTCGGGTCAATTACAATATTCTCCCAAACAACTGGATATATTAAATAGAATGCAAAACTATATTAAGACGGGGCAGTAAGTGGCATGGACGACAAAGAACAGAAAATTGAAGCCATAATCTCTTTTGGCAGAGAGAAAATAAAAAACTTGATATTGGATAAAGTTTCTGGTAGGGTTGAATTAACATTAATCCTAGACTTCTCACAAGGATTCATAGGATCAGCGTATATGCAAGACAATACAAAGGTGTGTATTTTAAAACAAGGTAAATAGAATGCTCAATCAATCGTTATTATTTTAAGGATATAAGGGGTACTTAAGTCCTTTAAGAAGGTAGCTAAAGCCCAGACTGTACGACAAACACAAATGTGTCCGTACAATCTGGGCTTTTTTTTAATACCAAAATCGGGTAGCTCAGCCATCGGTCCGCAAGGGTAGCCGAAAATCATACTGAGTCCGGGAAATGGAGAGAAAAAAATGGAAGAGAATGTGAATGATCAAAGCGAAGATAAAGGAATTGCTGGGACAGGTTTTAAGACCCCAGAAGAGTTAGCCGCTGCATTTGCCAAAGAACAGGCGCAGAGGACAAATCTGGAAAAGAAACTTGGAGAGCAGGGGAACGAACTGGGGCAAATACGCAATCAAGCGCAGACCTTAGCCGAAACCCTAAAAGAAACCCTTACCAAAGAGAAATCTCAACCGGGATACGGAAAGGAAAAGGCGGAAGGTATTGATTACGATTCGGAAATTGCAAACGTAAATGCTCAGATAGAGAAACTTGATCCTTTGAGTGAAAAATATCAGGGCGAACTTGCTAAGTTGATGTCAAAATCTAATCAACTAACAGCCGAAAAAGTTAAAAATACTGTCCTTGGTGAGGCTGGGAAGCTCTTTCAGAAGGAATTACAGGAACGCGATATAAAAACATCGCAGAGAGAATTCCTCAAGGCAAATCCCACATTCAACACCCCGGAAATGCAACAGCGAATAAATGATTTTATCGCCAACGATTCTACCGGGATGCATGACAAAATGTCGGCGTTCGCTGAAATCAAGGCTGCTGATGCGGAAGCAAGAGCAGCCGCACTGGAACAAAAAAACGCAGAAATGATGGAAGCCCTTAAACTGCAAGCAGGGAGGGATAAAACAGGAACGGTGATCATAAAAGGACAAAGTCCCGGACAGACCACTAACAAAACAATACTAACCGGCAAGGAGCGTGACGCTGCTATGGCCGAAGCTTTGGCCAAGTTAAGCGGGTAATCGTCCTTGTATAAGGAGATATAGCTATGACTTTACAAAATCAATTAAATGCAACAACCGAAGTATACTGGAACTCTGTTGTTCCAGAAGATATTTTTAATACTGCATCGGCTCTTTTATGGGCGCTTTGCGGCAAGGCAAAAGCGGAAGATAGTCTTATTGTCCAGCCCGAAGAAACTGTTGACGGCGGAACTATGATTAAAGTTCCGCTGCTCAATGCGAATTCAAATCACGGCACCTACGGAGCAACTACCGTAATTAATCAGTCCAAGAAAGACCTTGTGACTGCGGCCCGATTCGGATGGGGTGGTGCCTACGGTTCCAATACGTTGAATCTTGACGACAAGGTTAAGAACTCCGGCTCGGAAGCGGTAATCCGATTAACCAATCAATACATGGAAAACATCAAAGAGTCTGCCCGTGTTGATCTTGCGGCACAGATTATGAGTGCAAGGGGCACAGGTGACGGCATAAACGGTTTGTTGGACTTATTCAATGTAAGCGCCGCCGGAGTCAAGGGTGCGACAAGTGTTGAATACGGATGTATCGCCCTGTCTGAAGAGCCGAACTGGATAAACAACGTCATCGAGACAGCAGAAACCATGTGTTTCGAGACTATGCAGGGCATTTTCAGAGCACCTGCGGCAGGCGACGTTGACAGTAAACTGCCCAATTTCTGTTGCACAACGGCACTATTGAAAGATGCCTACGAGTTGTCCTTACATCCGCAGCAAAGATACACAAACGATGTCATGGTTCAGGCCGGATGGAGAAACATCATGCACAAAGGCGCTCCTATTGTATCCGATAGTGGCGTCCCAGCCGGCTGGCTGTTTGCACTCAATCTCAACTATTTGGGGCTGAAAGCGCATAAGGATTTCAATTTCACCAAGCCGGTGTGGCTTGACAAGTCAGTTCTCGGACAGCCGGATGTGATATCGGCCAATACGAGATGGCAGGGAAATTTGATTTGCAAGAATCGCAAGATGAACGTGTTGCATACAAACCTAAGTAAAGCGGCGTAATTTAACAGGGGGCGAGAAATCGCCCCTGTAACCCTTTAAATCTCAGCAGGCGTAGTTTGAGGCCTGCAATAAAGGAGAATATCATGAGTGAAAGAGTTTTAACCGTTGGCGGAAGTAAGGCATCTAAGCCTATTTCAGATTTTTTAATGGTTAACGATTACGAAGGGCCCAAGGCCGGTAAGTATTACGTTGATCTGAATGTAGCGGCAACCGGTAGTGGATCACCCGATCATCCCTTCGCGACTGTTGCAGAAGCAATCACCGCTTCCAACGCCAGTATTGGCCTTGCGGCGAATCGTTGGTGGGCAAGACGCAATAAGATTTTTGTATGCGGCGATGGTATTACCGAAAACTTAACCGTTCTTCCAGAAAAATGCGATGTCATCGGATGTGGCTCTGATCTAGTTCCTTATCCCCGTATAATCGGCCATCACACTATTGCGTTGGCAAAAGTTGGATGCCGCTTTATCAATATCGGATTCACATTAGATGGAACCGGTGTCGGTCTTACAATTCCAGCAGGATGCCACGGTTTCCAGATTTTGGGCGGTATGCTGCAGCCGTCTTTAGCAGGGAATACAGTCGGTGTACAGATCACCGATTCGGCCCTCTTTAAGATTCAAGGTTTTGAGATTCACCGGAACCCCGGCGCGTACGGAACAGGTATTTGCGCGGTTGGAATTGCCATCGCCGGAACAGCGTCAACCCATCAATTCCTGATCGATGATTGTTTCGTGGAAGCCGCAGAGGGCATTGATGTTGTGGCAAGTTCACCGGCATACGGCAGTCGTATCAAGAACAGCATCATTAAGGCAACAGTTCTGACTATTGACGACAATTCAGATACAGTTATTGTCACCGATAATCGTCTGATTACGGCTGCTAATATCGCCACAACCACGGATGGCTATGATTTCAATTTAGCATTGGCCTCCGGCAACATCCTTACTGGTCTTAACGGCGTAGCGGCAACAGTACCTTTTGCGGTGATAGCTGAATAACATTTAACGTAAGTAACAAAAATAAAATTAAGGAGAAATACCATGAAAGATATTTATGTAAATTTATACAGTGCCGGAGGAGTGGAAGACTATTACATTCCTGTTCCTTGCCGTGGAACTGTCAAGTCAGCAGAGTATATGGCCAACGCAGCGATGGTTGCGAGCGGAACAATTATTTTAGCAAGAGACACCACGGCAGTCAATACGGCTACCGCACCAGCGGGCGGTACTGCTGCGGGAATAGTTCTGAAAGGCGTTCCCGACACCACAAACAAAGGATTGGTTTTTGATCCCGATTCGTCAACGGTTGCTAATACCAAGATCAAGGTGTCACTTGATGCCACAATCCTTGGCGGTGCGGCAAATGTGTTGCTGCATATCGTTTACGACGATTCAGCATACGTAAAACAGGAGTCTCTGGAAGCGTAAGAAAAGTTGTTCGGTTAAATAATACAATCCCTCTCCTTTTAGCGAGGGGAGGGATTTTTTTAAAGAGGCTGGGCGTGGAAACTTTATCAACTCTTACCGATGCCATCAATGATATAATTCAAGACGATGCGTATCTGGCGAAATATACAAAAAAAATAAACGAAGCGGTAAATTCCATCGCTGCCGGTATAATAATGCCGGATAGAAGTATTTCTCCGCCTTTGCCCGATTTGGTTGACTACGACACGGTAATAACATCAACTCAGGCTTACGTCTCTTTGCCTTCTGATTATCAACGCAATGTCTTTCTTGTCTGCGATAGTTCCGGGAACAGGATTAGCCCTACATCCGACGGTAATTATTATGCCTATAATCTGTTTCTGAGAGGCTTAAGTGATTTGCGCCTTGAAGAAAAAGGGCAGGTTTATTGTGTCGCCATTAAAGGTACAAGACTATACTATCAGGGCATTCCCGCAACCCCTGAGACTATCGGACTGCATTTTTATCGTAAGCCAACCGACATGGCACTGGACGGAGATTCTCCCGACGGGATTCCTGAACATCTGCAAATGAAATTAATAAAATCGTATGTCTGCAAAGGAATATACGGAGAACATTTGGAAGATGGACAAGATAACATGGGCACCGGATATAAAATACACAATAGTATTTTTAATGAGGCAATGGCTGAACTTTGTGCTTTTATAGGCATAGACGAAGGCCCATCTTATTATGGAAGTGATGACGATTACTAATGAGCGAGATTAACACAAAAGGATTTTCAGGCGCAAATAACGTCAACGAACAGTTTCTAACGTCCAAGGGATTGTTGTCTCCGCGTGTTATTTTGAACGCTGATGTGAACCTTGACGGTTCTTTAAAGCGGCGCCAGGGAACAACGCTTTACTTGGGATTACAAAACGCGCACAGTCTTTGGGCTGGCAAAACCTGTATGCTTTGCGTGGCCGATAGTATTTTGTATCGTATATCTCAGGGCACAGCGGTAAATATTGGAACCGTATATGGCTCCAAATCACCACTTTCTTACATTGATGTAGAGAACAAGGTATATTGCAGTAACCCGTACTGGCAGGGAGTGTTTAATCCGTACAATAATTCAATTTCTCAATGGGGTGTAGCCGTTCCTCCCGGCCCAATGCTCACTACAGATAACGGTAACCTCCCTGCCGGGACATATAAAGTATGTATGACCAACGTATCTGATAACCAACTTTCTGGCAATGGCCCGATAACCGAAATTACACTGAGTGCAGAAGGAGGGATCAAGATACTGAATAGACCGTCTGGCGCTTTAGTATGGGTGACCGATTCCGACGAGAGTATTTTTTATAAAGTTGGGGCAACAGATAGAGTAGTTGATATTCCGACCATTGAACCACTTCCATCATTTTTATGTTCCCCTCCGCCGTATATGGAAAATCTCTGTTATGCTTTTGGTCGTGTTTGGGGATCTGTTGGACAGAATGTTTATTATTCCGAAGCCTTTAACTTTGGATGGTATAAATTAACATCAAATAAATATTCATTCGAGGATACGGTTACAATGATTGCGAAAGTGACGACTGGCTTGTTCATCGGCATGAAGAAAAAAACGCTGTTTCTGGCTGGAACTATACCGGAACAAATGACTGTTCAAGACGCGGGGCCGGGATCAATCAAAGGAACTTTGGCTTATTGTAATAATCTTCCGGAATTGGGGTGGACTCTGGGAACACCAGAGAAAGACTTTGCAGACGTCCCGGTCTGGTTGACAGAAGAAGGTATTGTAGTCGGTAGTCCATCTGGAAAGTTTTTTAATATCACAAAAAATAAACTTAAAATGGGTATACCTGAACTGGGAGCTTCCTTGTATCGTAATCTTAACGGTGTCATCCAGTTTCTTACCAGTTTTAAAACAGGAACGACCGGCACAGGCAGAGGTTTTCGGGATGAAGAAACTTATAATACGTTCAAAAATAACAGGATAGATATCCACAATAAAGTACTAAAAGGAGAGATCTCCCGTGCCTGCTTTACAGATTCGGTAAGCTGCAAGGTTTATAGGGACGGCGTGGAAATTTAAAAAAATAACAAAGGAGATAAACAATGGAAAGAAAAGTTATTCCCATCGATCTTGGAAACATAAGAGACAGCGTTGAGGCAAGATATGCCGCCAAACACTTTATGGAATCAGGCATTAACTTTCATGGACAGGTGTTTACAAAACATTTCCGTGAAGGGAAATTGATCCATGAGTGCGACCAGGGCGGGAACATATTCACGACACAAGGCATGAATTATATGCTTGAGGTTATGTTTGGTACAACCTCAAAAGCTGGCAGTGCTATTTTTTATGTTGGCATTTTCAAAAACAATGTAACTCCGGCGCTTGCAGACACTGCATCAGTTAAACTTGGGGCAGCAGGTACTTATGGAGAATGTCAGGATGCCGACTACGACTCTCCGTTAACCAATAAACCATCATATACCATCGCGGCAGCGGCTTCGGGTTCGTGCACCAATTCTGCATCGCCGGCTTCTTTTACGATGGCACAGAGTATAACAGTTTATGGGGCGTTTCTGTCAACCGATCCGGCCAAAACTGCAACGACCGGGTATCTGATGTGCGCTAAAAAGTTTACTACAGCTCGTGCGGTTATTGATAATGATGTGCTCAGTATAAATTATACTATTTCTTGCACCTCAACTTAGGAGCATCAACATGCCCACACATGATTTTGTGGATATAGGGGATGTGCTGAAAAATGAGTTTCTTGAAGGGGAAATAGTAACGGTTTCCCCTTCTGATGATACCTGTACGGTGAATATTGCAGGGAGTGTTTATCCTGCTCTCTTGTTTTGGCACAGTTTGCCCACTTCAAACTTACGCGATAATGGAGCGATTTACGGCGCAGCGGAGAATTTTGTTGCCGGTGATTCTGTTATTGTAATGAAGAAGGTCAACGCCTTGTCAATCGGCGATTGCAAAGTCATTTATGGCGGATCGAAGAGTAAAATATTACTTCAAAAACTGGTAGTTTATCAGAATCAAAATATTGCCAGGGCCGATAATTTTCCCAATGATTATTTGCTTTATAACAATATTATTTTTAATTCCGAAAACTGCGACATTTCATGGAGTTACCGACAACAGAAATATATTGTTGTCTGCCCGTCATGGGTGAAACTCGTTGGCATGGATGGCACGGTTAGCAAGACCTATACACTTTCTAATTCAGAAGGATATATTATTGACCATGTCTGGCAGTGGAACCGGGAACTCTGGCTGATAAGGACAAGTCCGACAACGTACATAACCCTTGACCATGAATTTAATCTTATCGCTAGCGGAATATATGATTTTATTGGCATGCGTAAGGGTTGGTGGGACGACCAGGTAGGAGGGAAAGAAGCGCCATTCCCGATGTACCTTGTAGAGAGCCGGTGCGACATGTCCAATGAACATCTGCTGTACGTTGTGCGGACGGCCAATTGGGAAGATATTATTATAGACCAGTTATCCGGGCAGTGGGGCAAGTGGGACGAGGTCGAGAGTGAGTGGACATTTGATGATGGCTCGTGGCCGAAAGACAGCGAAGGCAACCTTGTAAGTGAATCGGAAGAACAGGAATATTATTGGTGCCCGGATCATAAGCATGATCCCTATACCGGAGCGCAATTAAGATTATACACCATCTCAACAATGACTTACGTTGTTCTCTATAACTTCCCGATGGTTGATTATAATTTTGTCAACACCATTGAATTTGATACCTGCCTGGGTATTGAAGGAGGAGGAGGGTGGACGCCGCCCATTCAATATTAATATGACTACTACATATTTAAAGGCAAAACATTACGGCGTGGGAGAATACCAGAAGACAATCAAGTCCTGCGGAAGATTTCAGGTTTGCACTGTTTTTGACCGTGATGGAGGCGTGGTACCCGGAGACTTCCCATCCAATAATGTTAGGTTTATTGTTGCTAATAGCGGGATAAAAGTAGAGGGTGAAACACTGATAGCGCCTAGTATAAAAGTATTTGATATTAATGGTAATTTACTTTCTGATATCTCACCACCGGAATCAAACATCGATGCAAGAATAAGCATTGATTATCAGCAGCCTTATCCTGTGCTTCAGACGGCATTTGTGCCCGTTCCCGGATTCTATAATTTTGCGCAACACTATCCTTCTTTTGCCTTAATAACGAATGAAGAAGACAGTAAAATAACTTATTCCGATACCGTTCTTGCCGACCTTCAGGAGGTAAATTCCTATGTCGACCAGACCTATCCGTTTGTTTCCGATGGCGGGAAACTGGACAATTGGGAATTTGTCAGTGTTCTCGGTTCGGGTGATTGCGAAGACCATGCGTTGGAAAAGGCAAAGAGACTTTTGGATAAAGGCTACCCTGCGTCAGCTATTCACATTGAAATTGGTACGTTAAAGGGTTTGGATACATGGGATTCAAACGGCAATTTACTCAGTGGTGGCCATGCCTGGCTTTGTGTCCAGTTGACCAACCGGAATTATTATCTCGATAATCTTTATAGCAATTTGCGTTCAGATAGCCAAATCAGGGCGTCTTATAATAATAGAGCGCGGCAGACAGGAATGTACTGGAATTTTACAAAGTGATTTAAAAAAAAGGAGAAATATTATGAAATCAAGATTACCTATTAGAACAGTTTTTACCCCTCACCTTATCAGCAATCCATCGGTCAAATCAATTATTCCTATCGGTTCATGGTGGGAATTTGAGCAGTACCGGAAAGGAAAACTCATTGACCGGTGGGAGCAGAAGAATGTCAACACGACAGAAGGATTAAATCATCTGCTTAATGTCGGATTTCACGGAGCAACGGCAATCACGCCCTGGTACATGGGGTTGTTTGAGGACAATTATACGCCTCTTATAGGCGATACCTATGCCATTCCCGGTTTTACCGAAAGCTCGGCTTACACTGAAGCGGCAAGACCTGAATATGTCGAAGCAGCGGCTACGGCAAAAGTTATCACAAACAGCGCAAACAAGGCAACCTTTACAATAAACGCTACCAAAACGATTTATGGCGCTTTTCTTTGCGGAGGTGGCACTGCGCCAACGACTAAGGGCGACGCCGCAGGCGGAGGGACTCTCTTTGCGGCAAGTAAGTTTGCCACAGCGAAAGGAGTGGTATCCGGTGACATTTTAATGGTTGTTTGCTCAATTACGCTGGCGGATGTATAAACATGCCTAAAGTTGTTTTATTTACCAGAGGAAACCCTTGGAATCCATCAGGGATAGGTTCAGGCACGACATCAGTATTAAATACTGTGTCGCAGACCTTTTCAGTGCCAGTCACGCCACAGGCGAAGTTCTGGCTTGCGGGGAATGGTGTTTCTTCTGTTCTTATAACCAGCGCAAGACTGATTCAGGGAACCAAAAATATTCCGGTAACCGTCAATGGAGCCGCGAGTTTTTATATTCCCGCTACTGGTAAATGGAGCGATTACGCGTCGATATCTGATTTTTCTCTTCCGGGGAATGTTACTTTAACCGTAACATTTTCAGGGACAATGAATATAGCCACCTTTTTAGATAATAGTAATCCCGGCGACCCGGTGGTTGTGTCAGCAACAGAAATACCTTCTCCAGAGACTCCAAGTTTAGCCGGAGAAATCCTTTTCGATGTAGAATTTGAAGG